GAAAAGGTCCAGTATGATGGTGTCTGCGGATGCCATGCACAAAGATTGCAAAAAAAAGGGGTCAGCGGTTAGGCTGACCCCGTCCGAATCTCACGGATTTGCCGATTATCGTAGGCTCACCGACGACCTAAGTCGCACTTAGTCAGAGATGTAGGGGTGATTACTTGTTTGCAAATTCCGCCTTGTTGTGTGCAAAACTTGTGAACGAAGGAACTTGAGTTGAGGGGTAGAGCGGGAATCCTGCACATGGGTGGCAAGGTTGTGAAAGATGGTGGCGTGGTCCCGATTCAGTTCTATAGCGATGTTCTTGTAGGTAAACAGGAACTCGGAGTAGGCGATGTCTGCAATGATGCTCCTTGCGATTACCAAGGGCCGAAGCCTGCTTTTGGAATAAATATTCTCAATCGGAATGCCAAGGACTTCGCTGGTTGCCTCGGCAATCACCCGAATGATATGCAGGTTGCTGGGGCGTTTCTTGGTTGGAACTCGCAGGTCGTTTGCAAGGCAGTAGGCCCGAATGATATCGGGCAGTTCGTTCATAAATGCCTCGCCGTACTTGGCGGCATAGCGCTCTAATTTGGTCTGCATGGCTTAAACGATTTCGGGGATTGGCATCCAATAGTTGACTTCATGGGTCCACCAAGAATGATTTTCGGAAAACCACAAATCAGCGTGCAAGGAATAGTGGGCCACAATTTGCATTCCCTCCACATCGGTAATCAGCACCTCTACCCCGTCTTTGGGCATTTGGTCTTGGGGTCTTATCCAGGGCATGGTCAGGCGTTTTTGGCTTGAAGTATTCTTCCGAGCAGGGTCCAGTTCACGGACCAAGGCTTGATAGTTTCGGAGCGGTCGGGGCGGCTGCAGTTCACGCACTCCTTGCGGATGTGGATTTGCCAGCGGCGGAAATCGGTGGGGGTTGGTTTCATGGGTTAGGGGTTGGGGGTTAGACAAATATGCGGGTTAGCCGCAAGCCTACCGGCCACGTTTACGAGCTTGTTTTGCACGTTTAGACGCAGCCCTTGACTTTTTCTGTTTATTAGTCATTGGGCTTTTAGAATAACTTTTTTGACCTGAGCCGCTATAAGTTAATCCTTCTAATCCAGCATAAGGATTAGTAAATTCAAAGTAATCTTTCCTTTCTTGTTCTGCCATTGTAGCGGCTAACATACCTGCTAATAGGGCTGCTTTTTTGTTGCTCATGGGTTTACGGTTTAGGGTTGGGGGGTAATACTACATATACCGCACTTTAACATCTTTTTTGTTTTCAAGTGCATTTTTTGCATATTCTAAAGCCTGTCTAACTTGTCTATCGTAGCAAGTTTTGCCTTTACTACTATCGTGAATCCGTGAAGTTATACTTAATGCGTCAATGATTGTTTCTAATTGAAACTTGTAAATCGTTATTTCTTCCATTTTTCATTTACGGTTTGGAAAAGTGTGTACTTCCCGCATTTATCGGTTATGATTTTTATCTGCGGGCCGAATCCGTTGGACCTGCTCAATACATACTCGCAGGCATTCCCCTTGGGCCGCACCTCAATAATCTTCCAAGGGCGGTTGTTGGTGCAGGCGGTCAGCAGAAATAGGAGCAGTAAGCGGCGCATGGTTATGAAAGTTTTTTTAATTCAACAATTACATCATTCCAATATCTGCTTTTCTTGTGGTTGGCCCAATAGCAATCATCACTATCAAAGTCATCATCTCTCATAAATCCATGTACCTCATCGGCTGCTTTAATTGCGGCTTCACCCGCTTTGTCGTATCTGCCAAATAAAGTCCCATAAAAATTCCATAATTCCCATGCTTTTTCTTTTGGTGTCATTGCTTTTGGTTTAGTAGGTCCAAAGATATAAACAACCTACCCACATTCAGCCAACACCCGTTGGAATTCTTCCACGCTTCGGATTATCTCGTACCTGTACCCCGCCTCCTGAACCACCCCCTGCCACCATTTCTGCGATAGCGACTGCTTGCCCTTGGGGGTTTTAAATTCAAGAAACACCGCTCCCTTGGGCGATAGGTAGGTCATGTCGGCCACGCCAGCGGTCAGCCCAATGCCCTTTAGAAAGAAACCGTTGGAGCGGGAACGGGGGTTGTTGAGGTTGAGGAATAGCAGCCCCTGCTCGTTGGGTCGCATAAGGGCGAACAACTTGACACAGGCGGCCTGCAAATTGTATTCTTCCATCATAGGGAATTGGGTGGGTACTCGTTGGCTTTGGTAAAGGGAAGGTGGCATTGAATGTTTGCAATGCCGAGGGAACCGTTGCGGTTCTTGCGGACGATGACCTCCATCAAATCCGCTGGCTGGTTCCTGTCGTGTTCGTATGGTCGGTAAACAAAACCGATTTTATCCGCATCAAACTCCAGTTGGCCCGTTTCCCGAAGGTCGGACATGATGGGGCGATGGTCGCTGCGTCCTTCCGTTGCACGGGATAGGGAGGATACAACGACCCCGAACACTTTCTGCCGTTTGCAAATGGCTTTAAGGGTCTTGGATATGTTTGTCATCTGCTCAATTTTTGGCTTGGCTTTGTCAATCTTGGTTGGCTCTACAAGTTGAAGGTAGTCCAAGTAGAATCCGCAAATCCCGTACTTGGTTTTCAGTTTGGCAATTTCGCCCTCAATGCGGTCAAGGTTGGCTTGGTGCAAGTCCACTATGTAGAGCGGTTTGGATTTTAGGAGGTCTGCTTTTTGGCCAAGGTCCATGAAGTCCTGCGTGCTGATTCGCTCGGTGGGGTTGAGAAAGTGGGCCCCATCCATGGTGGCAAGGTTGGAAAGCATCCGCTGGGTCAGTTGCTCGGCACTCATTTCAAGCGTGAAGAACACCACGGGGATGTCAGCCATGGCTTGATTCATTGCTATTTGCAGGGCCAAGAGCGTCTTGCCCATTGCGGGCCGTCCGCCAAGGAGGATGAACTCGGTGGGCTTGAATCCTGTAAGCATTCGGTCCATTGGGCTGATGTAGGTGGGGAAGATTGAATCCTTGCGTCTGCCTTCCCTTACCTCGTTCATGTTCATGAGGTAGGTCTTGGCGAGTTCGTGGGCGGTCGTTTCGGTGGCGTTGGTTTCCACCGCTTGCATGGATTGGTAACGGGCGAAGGCTTTGGGGATATCCCTGTCATGGGCCAGTTCGTCCATGATGCGTTGTTCCTCCCTTTGCTTCCATGCTTCGTTGAGGTCGGAGGCGTACACCTTCCAATCGGAGGTCAGCGTGTTGCCGTCCAAGATGTCCACGAATTCAGCGATGACATGGGCTTGACCGTTGTCAATGAGGTGCTTGTGAACCGCAACCAGGTCAACGGGTCGCTCGGCTCGGTGGAGGGATTCAATCGCCCTGTAAACGAGGACATGGTTCCCCGTGAATAGGCGTTCGGGAATTTGAAGGAGCAGGACCGCTCGGTTTGTAAATTGGTCCATAAGGCAGGATAATAGCCTGCGTTCAGCGGTAAGATGGTAGGGGTTCATCGTCGGTTTGGTTTAGTGGGTTGAAGGTAGCGTTCCTTGGGATTACTTGGTCCTCCCATCGGCCTTGGTTGAGGTAGGTCGCCGCATGGGGTACGAACTGGACGGGGGTTTCAGAGTATAGGCGGGAGATGTTGTTGATGGCCGCCTGCTGGTCCTCGTCTTTGAGTTTGGCGAATGCTTTGGAGGCGGACTGCTTGGAGGTCTTGCGGGGGTAGAGGCTCCAAAATTGGTCAAACAAAATACTGCTATCCCTCTTGGGCTTTGCCATTACCCCTTCCTCCTTTGCATTATCATTCTCCTTTTCATTATCATTCCCATTATCATTACTCATTAGGTTACGGGGTGGTTCGGGGGTGGTTAGGTCTTGGTTAGCCTTTGGTTTCCCGCCCTTGCAACCGTTCTCGTATTTTCGCTGATTAGCATCCAGTTGCGGTTTTATGGATTCCCACACCGCGCGAACATACCTGCTCATTTCGGGTTCGTGTTGGTCAAGCCCGTACTGCACGATGGCTTGGAATAGTTCCAACTGCTCAACTGGGTCAAGGTGTTGGATGCTCTTGAGGAATGAGCGGTAGAAGATGAATGAATCTCTCATAGGAGGTAAAAAAAAAGCCCCAACTGATTCCAGCAGTCGGGGCAGGGGTTAGAGAAGGAACCCTTTATTGGACGCATCGTGTGGCTGGAATCACACACGGGCGTTATTAGTAAATGTAATCTTCGGGCAAAGTTACACTAAAACGGCATATCTCCGTCCTGTGGTTCAAATGCGTTGGCTGGACGGGATTCGTTCATCGGCTCAACTTTGCCGCTCAAAAACTTCTTGCCGCTCTGCCCTTCCTTGACCCATGCGGACAGGCGCATCTTGGTCCCGTCGGGGAGGATGATGTCGCCCCTGTAATCGGGCCGTTTTGGGTTGTCGCCTTTGTCGTTTGCGAACAGGGTGAATGTGTTGGGTTGTGGGGTGTAGTTACTCATGGGGTTTGGGTTGGGGTTTGGGTTTATTTAATGATTCTTAGGTTGACTTTATTTTGATTCCGATAATTGTAGATTTCCTCAATGTTCTCAATCTGCAATGCTCTATCCCTTTGCTTTTTAAACTTTTGGCTTTGATATTGCATTTTTTGAATAAAATAATTTACATCAAATTCCTCACATTTTGTGACCAAATGAAAAAATGCTCTAAAAATTATGGTGTCATTTAAAGCAACAACATCCTTTAATTTAAGAAGATTTTTTGCTGCAATTTTTGACCGATTTAAGTCCTTGATTTCAAAATTTCCGCTTTTAAAATTAATGGTTTGTTCGGTAGATAATTGATTTAAAGTCAAGATGGTAAGTGACTGGTATAATGTAAAACCAAAATCTTCCATAAACGATTTTACCACAATATAATTAGAAAATCCTCTTTTGCAAAATGATTCAAGTACATCCGTGATTGCCCATTTCTTTGACAATGCGTTTTGTCTTTGAGTTTGGTCAAGCCCCGCATTTTTCATAATCATATAAAAAACAGGAAGTCCTAACTCTTTACAGGCAGCAAGGCGATGTTGACCATCAATAACCTGCATCTTTTGATTGACTTGAATTGGAATCTCAAGGTATTCTTCTTTCATTGATTTTATCAATCTTTTGACATGATTTTCATCTACATCACGATTTCCAAGCAGTTCCTTGAAAACTGTGTAATCGGTGGTATAAAAGATTTGTGCAGCGATATTGATTGATGACTTAATTGGTTGACTTTTAAACATGGTTTTTGGTTTTTGGTTGTTGTGGTTTGGTTGAATGTTAAACATGGTTTTGGGTTGGGGTTTGGTTAGGTTGAATTGAGTATTTGCAGTTTTCTTCGATGAGCCAATTTGAGGCCCGTAAATCGCTTAGAATTCGGTAGGTGGTACGGATGGTCACCCCAAGCACTTCGGCGAGTTCTGTGGCCCTGTATGGGCGTTGTGCGAGGTACGACACGGCGTAGATGGTGGCGACTCTTCGTTGGATTTCTTTTCCTTTGGGTTTGGGCATGGTTAGGGGTTTATGGTTAGCCAGTAGTAAGTCCTGTCACTTTGCAGCCACCCCGTTGCTTTGAGGTGCGTGATGATTCGATAGGTTTGGCGGAGGGGCAAATCTACAGCCTCGGCCAATCGTTCAACACGCATCGGCTTGTTGAGCAGGAGGTACACGGCTTTGACCGTTGCGTTGCGGTTTCGGCGTTGGGAGCCTTTCTTTTGGAGGGGTTGTTCGGGCATGGTTAGGGGATTAGTTGATATTTGCGGCCGTTATGTTCAATGACTTCGGGGGTGCGGTTGTCTATGATTACACCTTTTGAATCCTCAAAGTAGATTAATTCTCCTTTGGAATCGTATTGCCACCTGCCCCACCATCCAGAGAAATCTTCCCAATAGATTGTTTTGCCAGTCTTGTTATTAATTTTCAAGTCCCCATTCGCCTCAAAATCCCAGTTCAGCCATTGGCCGATAGTTTGTCCGTCTTTCATCTTAACTGGTTTTAAAAGTCACAGCAATGCTTGGTTTTGTCCCCTTGGCGGGACACACGGGAACCGCTTCGCCCGTGGATTCGTCGTAGACCGTTGCCTTGCCAGCGTTGCGGAAGGCCATCTTCAGCAGTTCCTCACGGGCTTTCATGGATGCTTGCAGGTCGCTCCACACTTGATCGTGCTGGTAGTCGGGCGTGAGTGCCCCCTCCTTGACTTGGATTTCGGCACCGAATGCGGAGAAGGTTTTGCCGTGCTTTTCGGCTTCGTCACGGACGATGTCCTCGGTTGCCTTTAGGACTTGCTCCAAGGCTTTGACGACCGCCTTCAAGCGTACATGGGCAGCGATGGGGTTGACCTCTCCTTCCTGAATGCGGAGTATAAGGCCAGCGGCGATGTCGGCGATGTCAGCCTTGCTGATGTCCGACTTGGGGATGGTGACAAGGTCGTTCATGGCATTTGGGTGGTTTGTTGAGATTCAAAAAGGAGGTTAAAGGTGATAATTTTGCCGTTCCAAATTTGATAAGGAAGGTCTATTTCAAAACGCACAATTTCTTCGCCCGTCATTTGCCACCAATACTCGTGCTTTTGTAGGATGGAGATTAGATGTTCCCCGCTTTCGGGGTACTTAGATTTGAATTCAAGAATAGCCGCAAAGACATCGGCATTGCATTTTTCAAGTAAGGTCATGGCTTATTTTTTAGAGAGTTGGTTTTGGATGAATTGGATGCCCTTTTCAAATCGGGCGGGGGTCATTTGGTCCAGGTCTTTCATATACCGCTCCTGTTGGTCGGCGGGGAGTTTCTGCACCAGTTTGAGGAAGTCGGCCCGTAGCGTTGCGGCGGTGAGGTCGTCGTAGGCGGGAACGAGGCCGAGTTTGTCGTTGAGGTCCAGCAGGTTGGTGTTGGCGGGCTTGGGGGCCGCCCCGTGCTTGCCTTTGTACACATCAATCCCAATCCCAATCCACGAAGCAATCTTGGTAATCGCGTCCGTTGTCGCACCTTTGGCGGCATCGCCTGGGTCGGAGTTGGTGCTGGATGCGATGCACTCGTAGTAGATGTCGTGGGCGGGAACCGTGAAGATGGTCTTGGCGACCGCCGTGTACTCAATCCGCTCACGGCCTGCGTTCGTCGTGGTGTGGACGGTTGCAATGGGGGCAGACAAGTCGGTCTTGACGACCCACGCACCGACACCAAAAACTTCGTTGAGGCGTTCGGTCACGAAGATGCCCTTGATGGTGGAGAGGCCCGCCATGCGGGGATGCGCCGCAATGGCTTCGGGTGGGAGTGGCTCGGCAATCTTGGCGAGTTGTTCGGGGGATAGTGGTTTCATGGTTTGGGGTTTAGTTGGTGACAATTGCAAGGATGAATCTGCCGAAAAATGCGAGGCCGAGGCAGGTGGTCAGCACGATGTAGCCCGTCGCAAGGGCGGCTTTGAGTTTGGTTTTGGTTTCGTGGGTCATGGTTGGTGGTTTAGTTTCCGGAGAATTGGTTGAATGTTGCTGCAACACAAGCACCGTGCTGACGGACGATTTGGCTGCTGATGTCGGCCAAGCCGGAAGCATCAAGGTCGCTGATGCTGCACTCCTCAAGGCGAAGCCATTGTGCGCCGAAGCCGGTGGCGGTGATTTTGCCGTTGGTCAAGTTGATAGACAAAGAATTGTCAAACAAGGTGATGAAGTTGTGGGTGGGGGTTTTGATAGTTTTCATGGTTTTGTGGTTGGTTTGTAGGTCAAAGATACGGCGGTTTTCTCTTTTGCGACCATTGTAGTCATTTTTTTGTGAAACTTTTTTTTAGAGCCTACACCCGAAGCGGTATAAATTCCTAATTTTCGCCATAAATGCACCCGATAAGATATAAATTTGCGGTATGACCTACCACTCTACCCGACCCGCCAAAGCCCTCACGAATGCCTTGGAGCGGCTGATGATAGCCGTTGCACCCGCTGACTTGGAGCAGAACCACGCCCTCCTGTGCGAGTACCGCAGGGCTTGCGAGTTGCTGGGCTACGACCCCGCCAAGGCCCAATGGGCAGGGATTCACGAAGTGTCTGCCTCCCAGTTACCCAAGGACGAAGACCACACCGTCTGCTACTACCCCCTCTTAAACCCCGAAGAATAACCATGCGCCAAATCACCCACCTCGTCGTCCATTGCACGGCCACCCCGAAGAACACCACCATCGCCAGCATCCGCAAACATTGGAAGGATGGGCTTGGCTGGAAGGCCGTGGGCTACCACAAAATCATTGAACCCAACGGGAACATCATGACCTTGGCAACCGACGACAAGGTGACCAACGGGGTTGCAGGACATAACTCGACCAGCCTCCATGTGTCCTACATTGGGGGGAAAGAAACGGATGACCGAACCATCCAGCAGAGGCAAGCCATCGCAGGGGTGCTGCTTTCTTGGTTGCAGAAGTACCCCAAGGCCCGCATTTGTGGCCATCGGGACTTCCCAGGAGTGGCCAAGGCTTGCCCGCAGTTCAATGCGGAGAAAGAGTACGGTTACTTGTATGTGACCGCATCCGATACGCAGGAGGGATAGTTTGCGGAAGGTAGCGGAATCCGCTACTTTAGGCGTACGATTTCTTCGTACAGGTCAGTATAACCTATCAGCAGGCGTGAAGGTAGCGTGGAGTTGCAACTCTGGTCCCTTGTTGTCCTTGCTTGCGTTCCTGCTGGTTTCTAACTTCATCCAATATCCACCCAAAGGCTTCGGGCCTCGTCCTCGTTCAGTATGAAAGCCCATGTAACCCCCGTCCCATTCTTCCTTGTAAGTCGCCGTACGCAGTTGGTGAATAGGTTTTTGAAGGAGCGTTTTGGTCGAACGGTCATAGCGGTGAATGATGTTTTGGTGGTAGTATAACTCATGGACATGGCCCATCCATGTGAGGTCATAGCCTTCGGTGGATGCGAGCAACCGTTGGTCGGCAATTACTCCGCGTGTGACCACCCCACCCCCTGCGCTCCCATGAAAATAATGCACCACGAAGTTGACCCCACGGATGGTGTCATGCAGCACTCGGACATCAATCGTGCCGCCGTAGCCACCAATTTCAACTGCTGACCCCGTGGCGTAGTTCAGCGTGCTGGCAAAGCGTTGCAGGATGTCGGTTTCTTGGTGGTGAATGATGGATGTTTCGTGGTTCCCGTAGCCAACCAGCAGCAGGTTCTTGGCGTAGGGTGCAAACCATTCCACGGCGGTATTCACAATAGAATCCAAGTATCGGGCGTTGTTGTGTTCTTCTCGGATGTCTTCCTTGCTTCTGCGTGGGTCGCCTTTGCCCTGCATCAAACAAAAAAAGTCACCGTTGACGATGACTCCTGCGTTGCGCCGTTGGGCTTCCTTTAGGTGGTTGGTCAGCAACCCCCTATCGCAATGGGGGTTGTCCCAGTGCAGGTCGCTGATGAGTAGAAACTCCTGCCCCGATTGGCAGGTAATGTCGTGGATGTTTCGGCTGTGCTTGGTGAGTGGTAGAATCATTGCATGGCTTTTAGTGTTGCGTTCTCGGATTCAAGGGAATGGATTGTACTTTCCAAACACTCAATCCGTTGACGCAAAACTACAAGTTCATTGCGTAATTCAGTCAACTCTTTGTTTTGTGCTTCAGCAGTAGCCTGCCACATAGCCAGCACGGCTTGCGCTTGCTTGACCTGGAGGCTATCCGCTTGGAAGCGTCCCCGTGTCAGCCAAGCAACTGCACCCCCGACGATTGCAGAGATGGACCCAATGATAGTGGTTTCAATCAAGTTCACGCCTTGGGTGCTTCGGGTTTAGCCTTTACTTTCTCAACTGCCATCCAACCTACTGACAACAAGGTAATTATCGCACCAATAATTTCGGTGAGCGTGGCGGTATCAATGACACCTTTGGCGACGAGTGTACCACCGATAAATGTTAGCAGGTGGCGAAGGAGTGCGATGATGGCAGATTGCATAAGGTTGGGTTTGTTAGGGTTGCGCTTAAATAGTCCCATGGTTGGAAATGTTATTTGGTTTGCGGTGTTGCAAATTCTTTGTAGTCAGCCTCGTATTGTTCGTCCCAACCGAGGAAAGTGTGAACGCCAACGGGGGCGGGCCAAACGATGTAGGGGTTGAGCGATGCAGGACAATCGTCTTGGAATAACACATCCACGCAGACGGCTTTGTCTATCTCCCCCACCTGCACGGCAAAGTCCAGCGGTTGCAGGGATTCCCCCAAAAGTTTGTCGGCGGTGGCCCCGTCGGGGAATGCGAACTTGCGGAAGGTGGCCATCTTAGAGGGTTGTCAGCGTTGCGAGTTCAGCGTTGGTGAGGCGGGTCGTGTAGAGGGCCACGGCACGGATGCGGTCGTTGAGTTGAGTGCCTGCACCTCCATCACCACGAACACCAAGACCCAAAACTGCGGCAGATAAGGTTGGTATTGCGATTGTCTTCGTATCACGCAGGACCCCGTTGACATACAAAACCGTTCCACTTGCTGCCGAATTATAGCCAACTGCAATTTTAGAGATGCCCGCCGTCAAACCTGATGCAGCGGCAGTAACGGTTACCCCGCCCGATGTTGCGACAAATTCAATATTTGTACTGGCGGCATTTATTTCTAACGACAAAAGGTTGCTACCATCCACACGAAGGTTGACGATGCGTCTTGCTGCACTTGATGTAAAAGTCCTCACATCCACCTCCGCATAAATCGTCCCCTCCGTCTGCCCGATGCTTCCGCTGACCGCTCCGCTCACGGAGATGACATCTGCGCTTCGGCTACCCGTGCCTGCGGTGGTGGGGATGTAGGAGGTGGCCACCGAGCCTGTTTCAAGTTGTGCGCCCCATACATACGCAGTATTTCCGCTTGCGCTTTGAATTACTGCACTTGTCATGGTTCCATTGCTCGTATTGGCACGAATATTCCCAGCGGCCCCAAGGCCAAGAAGAACGGTCATTCTACAACGATACCATCCATTCCCGTAGTTTTCAATGCCTTGTGACTGCAATGTGTAGCCCGCTCCAACAACTCCGCTAACCGCAAGAGCGCCCGTGTTAAGATTCCAAACAACTGCGGCTCCGCTTGCAACACTGCTATTCTCCATAGTTAAGCCAAAAAATCCGCTCCCCGCTTTTGCAAATGCGGAATAGGAATAGGTTGTGCCCGAAACGAATGTGAAGGACTGAATGATTCTTGCGCTACCGCTTGCGGATGCGGTCAAAAGGTCTGCACTTGTTGTTCCATCGGGAGCCGTAAACGCAGCCGTTGAACCCGTTGTTACTGCAATATTTGAGGGAGCCCAAGTTGTCAAGAAGTCCTCACTCTGCAAGCAAAGGTTCGTCGCCGCAGGCTCCACCAAAAGAGCAGGACACCCCGCCGTTCCGCCGCTGGTGTAGTAGTCCAAGCGGGGGATGCCCGACGCTACGGATGCGACCAAGCCAGCAGAATCAAACCGCCGTGCCGCCGTATTGCGAGTAACGGTGAAGTCGCCTGCTCCGCTGGTTGGGATTTGGGAGTATAGTTTCCCCGTCTTGAATCGGGCGGGGACTATCAATAAGGAAGGCGTGGGCATATTAGAAGTTGAATATCAAAGCGAATCGGGCTTGCAGGCAACCGTTGACGGCGGCTTCGGGCGCAAGGGCGTTGTCCGTAGTCGCACGAAGATTGAAGGCAGCCCATGCCGCAGCCGCAAGACCGCCTTGCAGCATATTAGTCGGATAGCCGTAGCCGTAGCCTATCAGCATTACAGGAAGGTATATCCGATGACGCTACCGACGCTTGGAGTGACGGCAGTAATCTTGCCGCCGTTCCTTCCGCTGATGACGATACCAGCAGACACGGATTTGCCGCTCAACGAGTAAGCGGTCAGCAGGTCTTCCCCTCCCGAACCTGTCAAGGTCGTGAAGGTAGCGGCGGCGTTCACCACAAGGAAGTCGTAATTTTTGCCCGTGACGGCTGCGTCCACGAATTCCATCGTGCCGCCCTGTCCGAGCATTTGTTGAAGAATAGGAGTAGGCATTTTGTTTGGTTGCTTTAGGGTAAATGTATCTTATGAAGGAATTTCACAAACGGAGTGAGAGTACGGGATAGCAAACGATAGAGTAGCCACCCACCCCGCCGTGCGGTCGTCACGGCTCTCTACAAACCTCGTAAGGCTGACGCTGGTACTTAGCGTCCACTCTTGCGTCGGGTCGTTTGTAAGGGCTGAAATGAAGTCCTGAGCGATTTGCAGTTGGTCGCTTAAAACCTCGTCTTCGTTGTCTTGCCAACCGAGCGTCGGACTTCCCGAAATTACGCCACCCATCGTGGCAATGGATTCCACTCGGTCGCTGAAATAGACACCGACCACAAGAACCAAACTGCCCAAGTCCGTACTTGCTGACTGCACATCCGCAAATACCAAAGGATAGACGATTCGCTCACGGCTTGGGGTTCGCAGGTTTATCGTGTTGTCCGTTCCGATTGCAAGAGGGTCGCCCGTCCCGAAGGAGTTGACCTGCGGATGAGCATTTGCAAGAGCAAGGAGTGCTTGCTTGATTTTTATCCATGACATAAGCCTGTAATTTCAGAATATTTTTTGAGTGCGCTCCCATAGGTTTCAGCAGTTGGAGCAGTAAGGGTCGTAAGGCCAAGGGCGGTCCAAGCCAGCACCACGGCGGAGGGTTCTTGCATCCAATGCCATCCCCGTGTTGTAATTGGTTCCGTTGGGGTAGATGGTATCCAAAGCCGATGGCGGGGAGTTGAAGAGCGGATAGTTGGCCTTCTGCTCCATGAGGTAGCGGGTGATTCGCTCCGAGTACCACTCGGCATCATTCTTCACTTTGTCCGTTAGGCGGGTGATTTCGTCCATGGACATTTGGGAACTTTCCTCGCTGGTTCTGCGGACCATTCCCTTGTTCATGTACTTGAACGCCAAGACCATGGGTAACTCGTAGTAGAGCCATTGCACCATAGCGGGTTGGATGTAGTCCTCCAATAGCGTAGTGTTGAGTGCCGTGGTCGTACCGCTCACTACCTGCCCGACCATTTCCGAGTACAGGGCAGACCCGACTATCGGCTGAATCCGCATCTCCTGCACCTTCACGATGGTGGGCCGTATCTGCGTAAAGGAAACATTCTCGTTGATTACGGAGTTGTCCAAGAGCGTTTGCTCGCTTATGAATAGTGCCTTCATGCTTTCGTGATTTTATTGCCTTTGCGGATTACAATTTGCTGCTCCCACACATGGCGGCATTGGGGGCGGTTCACTCCGCTTGCGGTATGATACCATCCGCCACGGCGGTTCCAAACGGAGTAGCCCATGATGTTGGAAATGCCGTTGATGTCGTCTCGTGTGTACACCTTCCCT